TTAACGGTTATAGTTATCCCATTCAATTCTTTATTAGACTCAAGAACGTGGTACCGTGCAAGCACAGCAGAAAGGTTTTGCTCGATGACTTCTTTCTGATAGAGCGAAAGTCCTGTACCATTCACGCTGTCTTGCCTTATTTCAGCCTCACAGCCTGGCAAGACACCGTCGCAGACGATTGTTCCATTGGTAACATTGGCGCTGTTCGTTGCAATGAGCATATCGCCAAACTGGATATTTGACACCTTGAGTGGCGCATAGCCCAGAATAAATGCCATGTGTAGATATTGATCTTGGCCGTCAACACCTGATATTTCGGTATAAGGTGGTGACAGATACCCAGGCGTCATCAAGTGCTTGCCAAGCACAAGCGGCACTTTACCGTTCGGGTTTGATTGATTTTTTGCACCATGAATTGATGGATGGTTGATTGTCCCCATCTCGTCGGCATAGGGACCACCTATAACGCCAGCACCTGTTAATCCTGCAAGGAACGGAGAGGCTATACCAATAGCAAATCCAGCAGCAACCCATGCCACTCCGCCTGTAACAATACCAACCGCAATCAAAGCTAGGGATGCAATAGCACCACCAATCGCTTTTGTATTTGCCGCCTGTTCTCTGTCGGTATTACCATTCGCTGGAACAATCCTGATAATGATTTCGTCATCGTCATTGACGATCGTTTTGCTTCTATCATTGTTGCTGATAAGTTTCCCATTGATGTAGGTTCTTACCATCAACCCATGTGGGATATCGCTTCGTGCGTTTTTGACAATAGATTCTAAAGAAGCTCCTGATTCTATCGTTTCTTCGCGTCGTTCGCTTGTGAATGGGTGTGGGAAGAAATATACTTTAGCTGGCACGATAATATCCCTCCACCTTCAGCCTAAGCTGTCGAATGCCATCGAGCGGTTCAATCACCGCATCTGTTCCGCGGTTGGTATGCAATATCTCGCCATTGCCAATATAGAGTGCGGTATGGCACAATTTCCCACGAATACGCATCAGTACAATATCTCCTTCTTGCGGTTCATCCACTTTTTCAAGTGGCAACGCTTCCCGACCAATCGCTATCTGGTGTTCACTTTCACTCATTGATAAACGCTCGTAATCATCGAACGTTGGCAGTTCCTTGCCAAACTTTTCGTGTAGAACAAGCCTCACAAGCCCCCAGCAATCGCATCCATCTTTCGTTCTTCCAGCATCCTTGAACGGTATGCCGACATATTCGCCATAGTTCATTCAAACAATCCTTGTTTTATGTAAACAGTCCTGGCGCGACCTGTGCCGTCAACTCTATTGGCAATACTTCATATTCAAGCGCATCATCAATAGCGAGCGATGCCTGAATTATCTCATCATCATAATCAATGCTTTTGACGATATACGAAATACCTTTAACTGGTTCAAATACTCCTGCAGTACCGTCAAGCCGTTCACTGCCGTCCAATTCCCAGCTTCCATTCAGTGTCAATGTTCCTGATTCGTCATACCACACAGCTTGTACATTGACGGTAATAAAATCTCCGACAGAGCGCAGCGAAGCAATCAATTCGTCGGAATTATAGGTGGTAAGAGTCGCCGAAGCGACTTCGCTTGAAGTCTCTGCGTGCCAATCAAGCACAAACGGTACGGCGGCATAGGTATGCCCTTCATAAGTAAGCGGTACTGTATTATTTGTTATATATATTGTACTGATTGAAGGGTGCGATATTGCAAGTAGAACAATAGTAGCACCATTGGTTTCTCGCGCGAATAACGCAGCTTTTACTTTTGCCGATAATGTAGTGCTCATGCCCATACCTCTAAATCAACATTCACAATAAACTCATGGTCGTCAGGTCTATAGCTCGGCGGACTCGTTTCTGGGGAGAATCGTGCCTCGACATAAACAGGCGCCGAATCATCGTTAAATAGGCGCCAGTCAGGCCAGTAGAACGTGTCCGTTCCATAGTGTAATATGGTCTCATAAAATGCCTTGAACGTCGCAAGCTGTGCAGCCGTCATTGCATAAGAGTATCGGTGCGGTTCAGGCGCTGTCGTTGCTTTAAGACGAATCTTTGCAGGGCCAGCGTCCATTTTTGTAACACGCCTATTGTCAGGTAACGATACGCTAGCACCATCTTGAAGCGGTCTCACTGGTAAAGAAGCAGGCCAGTATTCCATTTAGCTTTTCCTTACGCCACCGGCGTTTGCCGAGGCAATTTCTTGCCGTACTATATCCCGTAAGGTAAGGATAATCTTTTTATTCCCAGCAGCATCGGTAATTGTTTGCGTCTTGCTGGCGACAGGTGTTGAGGAATAATTGTTGATTTGAATATCAATATTGCCAGTCGCATGAGCAGTCACACCTAACTTGCCCGTTGAATCCCGTGCCAGCGGCATGATAGCTTCAGGCCCAGCTTCGGCGAACACACCACCTTTTGCGAAGGTAAATAATTGCGGATTGTTATAAACTCCATTGGCGTATTGGTGTAATGAGGGAGAAGTATAAACATCTCCAAGCGCATTGCTTTTTAATAGTCCCGCTCCAACACTTCCGACAAGCCCACCACCAATCAATGCAAGGGCCAGCGTATCATTGGATGGATTTACATCGGTCAGCATTTGCAACCCAGCCTGTACCGCTAGTTTTGGTAGCATAACAAGAATTGTTTCAAGAGTATCGCTCATTGCGTCGCCGAACGAATTCCACGCATTTGCACCATCTGCGATCGCTTCACCGAGTTCATAGAATTCATCAGTAAGAGAACTTATGGTTGTTATCAGAATAGCGTCACCGAATTGTTTCGCAAGTTTCGTTCCTGTGTCATATTGTTCCGCAAGTTCACGTAGTGCTTGTTTATAGCCTTCGGAAGATATTTCGCCAGCGGCAAAGCGTGTTTCTAGCTCATCCAACGCTGCCCTATACTTTTCAGCATCAGTATATGCGCTTTGAATAGTGTAACCCAGAATATCTCCAGTATTCGGATTGATAGCGATTGTTGGTTTTTCTCGCCAATTAGTTGATGGTGGGGCATTCTGGTAGGCGAGCATGTTTAATCTAAATAATCCTTCTGGCGTCTGTGTTGCCATCTTATAATCAATTCTTGAAATTTCTTCCGCTGCCTGCTCTTGGGTAAGTAACGGTATACCACCGCCCGGCTTATACATCCAGCGATCGGGTGGTACACGCTTAGCAGCTTCAAAAAGCTCTGCTCCAAGGTCTGTAGCTATCTGTGCATCGATAACTTCTAGGACAGTATCAGCCTGTTCTTGGGTAAGTAATGGTATACCACCGCCAGG